TTTGGTTATTAGGTTTTATATTCGCCTTGTAACCTAATGATTCCACCCAACCTACTGCCGGTCCAACAAGTCTAGAACTAAAATGCTTTTCTTGACTGTTGTAATCTAAATCAATTTCAACTTTAACATTTATCTTACTTGTTAACCAATTTGCAACCTCAATTGAATAATCAGCCTCATTCCATAACCTTGTCCATTTATCCTTTATCTTCTTCATTTTGTGTTTGTAATAAATATAATGAACTCCTCTGTTTCCGTATCTGTAGGCAATTGCCGTTACATATACAGTATTTCTTCTGTGGTTTTGTGAATCAGTTCCAACATGTATCTCAACATATGGACATTCTTTTAGAACATCTAATGTGTGTTTTACAATATCAGAAACAGCTTCACCTTCTACTTTTCTAAATACTCGGTTCATGACCTTTTATTAATAATTAGAATCTTATTTAAAACCTGTAGAGTTATTTTACTTCAAAAGCGCATCTCATAATTTTTTTTGTTTTAACCGAATCCTCGAAGTTTCCAATAACAACACCATCTTTGATTGTAAATGCATGTTGTCTAACCAACACAAAGAATGTGCCTTTTGGGTTTTGTTTAATAAAAGTCCCAACTGTCATTTGTCTTAATTTGGTTTCTCCTTTGATTGTAACATTATAAGACAATGAATTAATCAATGTAGAACTTTTTCTAACACCAACAGGATAAACTTTTTTGTAGTTTACAGTCGTTCTATTGTCAGCCATTCTTACAAGTTTACTTACAGTTCCGTAAGTTCCTTTTTTTGGTTTTCTACCAAATTGTTCCGCAACATACTTATGTGCCTTGTCATATGGAATGTCAAATGCTGATGCAAATGCTCTGACAACACAGTCATTATTTTCTGATTTTGCAATCACAGATTCTGAATAACCTTGGATTGCTTTTGATGTGGCTTCGTATGGTAGTTTGTTTTTCATAATACAAATATACGAAAAATATTTAATTCAAAAAAATCTGATAAAATTTTTTGTTTTAATTTTTATGTGTATATTTGTAGAAATAATCATTTAAAAAAATAAACCTCATGAAAACACTATTTTTAACATTCGGTCTTTTATTATCCACTTTGAGTTTTTCTCAAAAAATTATAATTCATGTTTTTGAAAAACAAGAAATGGTTTGTGAAAGAAAAACAACTTTGGATTCTGTCTATTCAAGTCCTGATTATAGTTATGACGTTGATTCCACATATACACGTTACGTGTTAGATTTGGATGAAAAAACTTCTACATACTTTGTTAATGATGTAGAAAAAAGTGTTCTTCCAATCGAATACGAAGATTTTGGTGATGATGTTTTAAAAGTTAGTATTCTTGAAGATGGTTTTGATTATGGTTTGTTGGTGAACACAAAAGATGAATCTGTGATGTGGTATTGGTTTACCGATTACATGACAACTGTGAAGAAAATTTCAAAGTGTCGTTTTGAAAAAGCCTCTTAATAAAAAACCCCATCTTTTCAGGTGGGGTTTTTAGTTTTTAATTATTGTTGAGGTCTTACCTTTTTTATAAATGTTGTTTGTGCGGGATAACCTGCTATTCCACCATCAACCAAATTTGCTCTTACTAAAATATCCTTTGAGCCTATTTCGGTTGTTTTTCCAACCATTTTAGTTAAATAGTTAATAATCTCCTTGTTTCCACCTGTATATATGTGAGCCCCGTGATTACCTGCAGTCAAAACTCTAGGTGTTTCTGAATAAATTTTAACTTCACTAATACTTTTGATATTATCTAAAGAAGTTTCTCCAACATTGTTTGTGTCCTTATCACCGGTTAGTGTAAATACGATAGGTGTACTTGTGTCAAATACTTCTTTTCCGTCATTTTGTTTTATAAAAGGAACTGTCATTTTTGCGATAAAAATTTTTCCTGTATACCCACCATCTTCATTAATAATCCTTCTTACAATTCGAGCTAAATCTGACTCAGTTAATCTTACAATTCTTTTCATTTTTTTTGTTTTATTTTATTTATTTTTGAGCCGGTGTTACTGATTTTACGTATTTAACCGTTGTCTTATAAGGTTTTTGACCACCCGCAACCAAATTCATCACCACGTTAGAATAGGATGTTTCAGGGTCTTGATAGTTTTTACCAATATTTCTAACTAAAAAGTTTTGTAGTTTGGTGTCTGACGCCATAAATTGGTATGTGTTATTACCCATTGCTCGTCCGATAGGTGTAAACTCATCTAATTTTATATTAGCAATACTTTTATATAAATCTAGTGTATTCATACCACCTTCCCCTCCATAATTTGTGGCTTTAACAACAACCATTCTACTTTTGTCAAACACTTCTTGGCCACTTGTATTAGTCATCATTGGAACGGTTACTGTTAATTCTATAGAATAATTATCACTACCTTCAATCAAAAAATGTCTTGATGTTGTATTTTGGTGCATTTCCAAAATTCTACTTTTTTCTTGTTCTGATATAATAAATTGTTTCATAATTATTTTATTTTATTTTATTTTTGAGTTGGCATTTGTTTTTCAATAATTGTAGGTTGGACACCATATTGAGTTCCTTGGTCGGCGATAGCCATATTACCCTGAAGAACTTGTTTTCCTTTATTTATCATTGGTCTTAATGTCTTAATTTGTTCGGGAGAAAGGGAAAGTGTTCCATTTATAATATTACCATTTAAAGATTGACTACTTGGTGATACATCAACCTGATTGAATAAAGAGAATTTTTTAATTGTTTTTATACCGTGAGATGAAACATCAGCACTAAATAAAACAGCTGGTGAGTATTTTTTAATATTTCCAGCTTCTAATTTATATTGTAAAGTTAAAGACAATAAAATAACCTGAGAAAGGTCTTCGTTCAAATATTGTCTTGATGTTGCGTTTTGGTGCATTTCCAAAATTCTAATTTTTTCTTGTTCTGATATAATAAATTGTTTCATAATTATTTTATTTTATTTTTGAGTGGGTTTCTTTTTTTTGTACTCTACAATTTGCATTAATAAATTGTCCAAGGTTTCTTTAATTTTACGACCAAATGTTCCATTAACTTGTGATTGCATTCCCCAACCATGTAAAAATTCTTTCATAATATAATCACTACCCATATTAACCGGACTGTCTAGTTGTTTCAATGCACTTCGTGGGTTTTTTATATATCCTCGGCAAATAATACTGTCATCACTGGGGTCATAACTAAATAAAAATGTATAATTCGGAAATTCTAAATTAGGAACTTTTGGTAATGTTGGTGCCTGTTCATTAATAACCCTTCTTACAATTCGAGCCAAATCTGACTCAGTTAATCTTACAATTCTTTTCATTTTTTTTGTTTTTTATTTATTTTATTTTATTTTATTTTTGAGTTGGTTTTGTTTTTTTGTACGTATCAATTTTTCCTTTAAGTTCCGTAAGTTTCGATTCAAGGTCTTGTTTCAATTGTGGTTGTTTAAACCCATTATAACTCATAAAGATACTCGCCATTCTTGATATGTTTTCTGAAGAATCACTATAAGGTTTTAATTGTCTAAGTGAATTGTCAGGCATTTTTGCAGCACCATAAATTTTTATTTGGTCGTTATTTCTATCATAAGAAAATGATATAGTGGAAGTTCCTGCAGCCCCATAAATTGGCATTACAGATGGCATTGATGATGTTGCCTGTTCATTAATAACCCTTCTTACAATTCGAGCCAAATCTGACTCAGTTAATCTTACAATTCTTTTCATTTTTTTTTGTTTTTTATTTATTTTATTATTTTTGAGTTGGTCCTGCATTGTATGTTTTATACGTTGGCAAACCATAATTAGGTTGAGTTTGATTATTTGTTAATTTTGAAGTTACCAATACTGTATTTTGCGTTTCGGTATTTGAAAGTTTCAACATTTTATTTAAATAACTTTTTAATGTCGAACCTTTTGGAATTAAAAACGCTCCGTATATACTTCCATCTTGAGCTTTTGTTGAGGTAGGTGTGACATTAGTTTCACCAAATTTAAATGAAGTAAATGAACTGTAATTATCTAATGAAGAACTTTTAGTTCCTTTTTCGTTTACCGCTCTATATTTTACCGTCCCTCCGTCAACTATAACTGTGTTTCCTTGCGAATCTTTTGTCGTTGGGATTTCGATTGTCATTACAATAAATTGAGACGCTGTTTCATCTTCATTCAAATATTGTCTTGATTTTTCTTCCATTATTCTATTTTCCAACATCAAGTTTGATTGTTGCATGTGTCTAATTTTACTATAACTTCTATTCATAATTTTATTATTTAAATATAAATATACCGACAAACAAAAAAGGTGTTGTTTCCAACACCTTTTTTAATTTTGATAAGTCGCAACGGGATTCAAACCTGTGACACGTCCATAAATGGATTGCTCTACCAACTGAGCTATGCGACTTATACCATCTATTAACCTACCTTAATTATAATTCATTTAATTCTGAAGATAAAGCTTCTTTTTCTTCATATTCAAAAAATTCTTTCATGTATTGAAAATAATCTTCTGAGTTAATAAAATCATAATGTTGTTGTTCAAAGATGTCTTCCATAATTATTTTTTTTTTGTAGTCCCATCAGGGTTCGAACCTGAAAGATTTCTTTAGAAGAGAAATATGTTATCCAATTACATCATGGGACCATTTCAATTAATTTATATTACAAATATATAAAACTTTATTTTAATAAAAAACCCCCCAATTAAAAAAAGGAGGGTTAATTATAAAAAAGATAATTTTTACATTCCAATAATTAAATCATCAGGATTAAACCCTCTTGACCCCTTAATTCTATCTTCCATTTCATCATACATGTATGATTTAACAACCGCCAAAATTGATTGTTCTGATTGAGCAATTTTTGTTTCCATCCAATCTTCCAACTGCTCACCTTCTTCCATCATTTCCCACATTTTATGTGCCAACGTTGCAATTGTAAAAAGTTGTTGTTTTGCCATGTAAGAACCTCCTTCATGGTTTTCTTTAAGTTGTTTTACAACCTCTTCAAGTTGTTCTTCTGTTATAATAATTCTTCCCATACAATTTTTTTAATTATTTTTTGGTGATTCTAAAAGATTCACTTTAAAACCTTTATGTTTACCTCTTTTTATTTTTTCTCCTTTTGAATTTTTTGTTGAGTTCCAATATAAAGTATTATGATTCCAATTTTTTTCTATACATAGTTTTTTAAAATCGGAACCATTGACTACAATTTTTTTATCATCATTTGTAATAACTTCATAAATGTAATCAGTTCCTCTTTTTTCTCCTGATTTTTTACCACCCATTTTGTGCCATTCAGGTTTCATATAATTTTTAGATGCCTCTGCTCCTAATTTTGCCGCTTTTTTTTGGTGTTTAATAAATAACTCATAATCATAAACTTTTAGTCCGTGTAAGTAATGTTTTCCTCCATACGACATATTGTAAGACTTTTTATCTTTAACAACCAAGTCGTTTACAATCTCTTTTTCTAACTCCCATAAAGTATCACTATTAGGTGCTTCTGTTATTATTTCTTTAACAAAATTTTCAATCCCATATTTTTTTATAGAATTTTTTATACCAATACCACTCCCCATATATCCATCATTAATATTATTGGTTGAGTGCCTACCGATATAATATTTACCATTTAATTTATTAGTTATTTTATATATTAAATGCCTCATTTAACTTACCATGCTTTGCAGCTCCAATATCTTGGTTTCCATCTTGGGCCAGGATTATCGCAATTGTGTCTTGCTCTAAATGAACGTCTCCTTTCAGGATTGTTCTTTTTAATCACCATTCGTTTTCCTTTTGCTGATTTTCCACCAAACCCAAAGTTCACTTTAACAACCTTTCCTTTGTCGTTTTTAACGTATACCTTGAACTTTTTGATGTCCCCTTGCATAATCTTACCAAGTTGTACTTTTCGTCCCTGATACTCCGCCTCATGTATCAAGTTTATTTCTTCAACATTTCCGTAAATGTCTTCATAAATAAAGTCCTGATGAAATGATTCTTCAATTAAAATCTTTCGTATGGTTGATAAAATATTCATAACAATAAATATATCATTAATAAAAAAAGGTGAAGTCTCCTTCACCTTAATTTTGGGTCGACACGGTTCGTGCCAACATCTCTCCACCACTTTGTTTTTATAGAACAAAGAAACTACCCCTCCAATTTAGATTTTGCAACAACAACTTCGGCCATGGTTATGTCCTTGTTGGTCCCCAAAACTAATGACTCTTTTAACATATTAAAGGGAATATGTATCAAGAAATCCTTCCCATTAAAAGTTGAAAAGTCTTCTTTAAGAGTCAATGATGAGTGAATCATATTTAAGAATATTTTAAACTGAACCTCATTAACAAAAGTTTCATTTAACAGTTCCCCGTGCTTAGGGTGAACAAGTAGTATATTTTTTATTGTTGCCATATCTTCTACAAATATAAAATTTTTATTTTAATTTTACAAATAATCCCACGTAATTTTTTTAATTACAATGTCGTCAACACAATCTATTCCGAAATATTTCAATTCTTCATTAACTGTCGCATCGATGAATCTTCTTATGTATCTATTTGCACTTCTAGCGTGATTTTTTTGATATTGAGTTGAGTAAGCCCAATATTCACATTTCATATCAACAATCACATCAAATTCATAAATGTATTTTTTGTAAGTGCGATACTTGTTATATCCGTCTGAATATTTTCTAATATTTGTTATTTTGACAACAGTGTTGTCATACTCATTCCAGTTATATTTATTAACTAATTTAAAAATGTTTTTACACAAAAATTTTTTGATTAATGATATTTGTTTGTCTTTTACTAATTCTCTTTTTTCCATACCACAAAGATATATAAAAAAATTAATTGCACAAAAAAATGGATAATAATATTTTACTATCCATCAATTTTTTTACCGGTGGCTCCATTAAAAAAAAACGCTGAGATTACACGTTTGTGTGAGAACCTTTAGAGTCATTATTGTTTCTACTCTTATCCACCATCTTTTGAATGGTATTTCTCAGTGACGATTATTTAGGTGAATCACTCCTTGAGGTCTAAACTACTCTCTTATTACTCAACTCTCTTTGAGGATGCCTCCCCAACTAATCCTTGCGGGATTAGAGGTCTTTTGTAAAAATACACTCAGCCTTGGGAGCTTTATGTGCCGTGAACAACTCACGACTATGTAGTCACCTTTCGATTAGACCTGACGGACACTTTTCCTTATTTAAAATTAATAGTTAATAATAATTAAGTTTTGTGTCGTGGATTGTGAAAGTAGTGGTCCGTCACGGGCTCTATTATCTTTTGAACAATAGAATACACAACTACTCTCTGAAATGTCCCCATTTCCATATTTCAAGATTACTTCGAAACTAACTCCTTGGTGGGAGTCGGTCAAGGTCAATAACAGCACCACCTGTACATCAACATACCTTTCGGTTTTAAGTATCCTCTAATAATGGAACTCGCAATAAAAGTGTTGGAACACTTTGTTTTGCAAAAATTCCTACGAGTTATTCCTATTGGTGTTCCCACCTCAATTAGACGACCCACATCGCCCAATCATCTAACCACTTTCCCTACAGCGTTGCCCTCGGTACTAAAGGTTAAACGGTATCCCGCTTGTGTACTCGACCTCGATTATCCTAAGACAATCAAGACGCAAACCATATAACACAAATGGTTCACTTTATCCCACTTTCGTGGTTTATTTTAATGGACCATACACGGCCCATTGAACTCTTCGTTTCACAAATTTTAAAGAAAAGGGGGTTAATCTTTTTTTTTAAATTTTGTTTGAACAATTTGTTCGTTTTAAATTTCAAAGAACGTTTGTGATTTGAATACTGAGTATCTTTCATCACCTATAAGTTTCAAATCTTTTACAAATTTATGTATTTAATTTGAGACTGTCAAGTTTTTTTTAAACTTTTTCTACAAAAACATTTTCAGTTCCGTAGTAGTTTGCTCTCACACTTGCAAAGACTTCATTTGAAGTATAAAGTTTTCTTCCTTTATCGTCAAAATAATAAAAAATCTCTGAAATGTTGATTAAATCTTCACTCATACTTTCAATTTTTTCAAATTATACAACGGGTCGTTTCCCAATTGTTTTACAAATCTAATACTATTATTTTGATTTGTCAAACATTACAATAAAAATTTTTTGATTTTTTTATAATAAATATAAATATATCTTAGTTTACAAAAAGTTACAATTCAAGAAAATAAAAATCTTTTACATCATCTGAATAATGTAAATCGTATCCTAAATTTTTATATAAGTTTTGTGCGGTATTGTTTTCTCGATGAGTAATTAAAGTACAATACTTAAACCCTTCCTCTTTGGATACATCGTGAGCCAAATTCATAATTTGTTTTCCAAAACCATTTCCTCTAAAATTTTCATTTACATATACATCGTAAATGTATGTGGTGTTGTCCCTGTTAAAAAAGTTTTCATCACAATTTTTTTTGCACCAACTTTTTTCTTCATATAATCTAGGTATGTCATAATCTAATTCCCACCCATTATCAAAAGATACTATATTCGCGTAACCAATCAAATTTTCATCTAATCCCATAATTTTGATTTTTTTCCCAAAAGTATTTTTAGTTTCTCCCTCAAATAAAACATTACTTGAAATCTGATTACTTTCAAAAATATTCATCATAGATTTTATTCTTGATATTTGTTCTTGTAACCTCATAAACTTTAATTAGTTATTTTCAATTTTTTTATTTAAAATATCCACAAAAGTATTTTTCATATCTTTTACTAAATCCGAATAAGTTCTTTTTGGTGTGTTTTCCATTTCATCTTCAAAGTTTATACCTTCTCTTCTTATCTGATTAAGAGCCGCTTCAATTTGTTTTTCTGACAACTTTCTAAATCTTAAAAGTTTTTGTTTAATGTCTTTAACAAAATTATTATCTCCTTCGTAATTTGCAATTGGTAATGTTTCTTCAGGTAAATCTTTTGTGTATGGTTTATCATATCCACTATATAAGAAGTTTATTCCTGATATGTTGGTAATACATTTATGCCCTCCTGAATTTGCTTGTAAAAAGTCATAACCATTAATAGTTTGTTTTTCAGAATCGAATGAAGGCATTTTACCATATAATGCCATCATATCTTTTGATGTGAAACCAACTGACTCAGGTGTCGCCTCTCTTTCTGCTATTCTTTTAATAACTCTAAAACTTAGTATTTCTTTTTCTAATTCAGGTCTAAACTTCTCTAAAACCTCATCTTTAATTTCACCTAAGTTTATACCTTTAAGCGCTCTTTCTTCTTTAAATGGGTTGCAAGATGCTTGAACCATACCAACTTGCCCACCAAGACCAGTTACTAAAAAGTCAGCGTCAGGGTGTATTCTAAATGGTACATATCTATCATAAGAACCTTTTCTCATACTACCAAGACCAAACTGTGAAATAACATTTCCTGTTTTTTCTATTGCCCCTTCTTTTTGTCTTGCTTGTAAGAATTTTTCTTGGTTTTGTGTCATGGTTTCAATAGATGCAAAATCTTGGTCTTTTGCCATTTTTTTGATATTAGTAAGAATACTAATTAATGATGGTTTCGAGTTCATTACTAAACTTTCCATGAAGTTAGGATTATTTTTATAAGCCAAAAGTAGCTTATTAACCACCAACCCCATTAACATTTTATTTTGTTTTAATGAACTGTCTTTGTCAAATTTATATAAGAAGTTCATTACCATTTCTGGAGTTATTTTATTAACAGCAAAGTTTGCAGAATCAACAGTTGATATTAACATTATATCGTCAGATGGGAATATTTCTTTAGGGGATATAACTTGTGATATTGTTTCAACATTGGACCTTGCATGTCTAAAACTTGTTGCAGTATCGTCTTCAACACCAGCTTGACTATCGTGATGGTCTGTATGAATAACAAACATTGGTTTACCGTGTGCAAAATCCACAAGTACTGGCATCACATCACCCTCACCTTCAGGTTTTTTAATTGCAAATTCTTTTGTTCCATATTGAATAACTTCGCAATCAACCACATTAATACCATTTTGTTCCAAATAGTTTTTCATGGCAATTGCAGTTGTAACACCATCTAAGTCTTGATGAAAATAAATTTTAGCCTTTTTGTATCTTTTAGCAATATTTTTAATATCTCTAATTCCTGATTCTTTAATCAACATTCTAAATTGACTTTCAGTTATAATAATTTTCATAAATAAGTTTCTCCAATATTTGTTAATTCTTCAGAAGAATATTTATCGCCATTTTGTTTTTTACCTCCATTTGTAACTTCCCAACCAATCATTCTGTTAATAATACTTTGTTGTATCCATTTGTCAGTTAGAGGATTTCCAAGTCTGTAATTACTTTCTTCAGGATTATTATAAAAATAAAGTTGTTTACCAATATCCCAGTACGCCCAACTTTTACTCATACCCGCAGCACTTATTTCTTTATTTACTTTGGTTGTCATCAAATTTTTGAACCTGTCAACTAAATTATTTACCAACGATTCAATTTCATTTGGGTTTTCTTTTGATAATGCTTCGGCGTATTTTTTCATACTTTCACTGGGTTCTGCAGTATTAAATCCAACATCACTGTAGTTTAATTTTGATATGTATTGGTCAGGACCGCTCGTTGGTTTGTTTTTTTCGATGTTTGGTTGATTAGTTTCAAAATTTGAGGTTATTTTATTCGCACTAGCTATTCTTTTTAATCTATAAACCCTTTCTTTTAGTCCTGGTATTTCGTCAACAATTTTATTTACTTTGTCCCAATTTATGGGTTTATCATAGGGTAGTAAATCAGAACGCAAATCTAAATCATAACATTGATTTTCAGACCCCCCATTAAGAAGACATAACGCTTGTTTCATTTCCAAGTACCGTTGATTTCCAGTTCCCCAAAAATGTTTACGTACATAATCTATAAACTTGAAGTCTCTTCTAAATAAATTTATTAATTCATCAATGGACTTGGCTTCTTCTATTTTTTCATAAACAAAAATTCTTTCTCCAGCATCAATAGATTCTTGTCTTAATTCTAAATATTTTCCCCCATTATTCAATTGATTTACATCATCCTCATGTGATGTATTTTTAACATATTCAAACCAATCATCTATAATTTTTTTATCCTCTTCTTTAGTTTCACAAATTCCCATGACTTGTTTAATTCTTAAAATTTGTTCGTTGAGGGTTGTATTCATAACAATAAATATACTATAAAACAAAAATCCCCACTATAATGGTGGGGTTTCTTGTAGAGTTTCTAATGTTTTGAAGTATTCAACTCTTGTTCTTGCAATATTTGTATAATTTTCACTTAGTTCTATTCCCAACCATCTTCGGTCAAGTATTTGTGCTGCCACTAAACTAGTACCACTACCAGCGAATGGGTCCATAACTATATCGTTCTTGTAGGATAGTATTTTAATCGCTTTGGTTGGAATGTCCATCGAGAACGTTGCCTTGGTGAGTGATTTAGTATCTGCAAAGTAATTCCACTGACCAAACACAAGTTCCATAAACTCTTTCTTATCCTGTTCTTCATATACATTTTTAGTTCTTACTATACCATCTTTATTTTCAACCTCAGTGGGGACCCCTTTCCATTGTGGTTCTCCTTTAACTTTTTTAATATGATGTTTTTTATATGCTAAAATAACACACTCTTTTGGGTTGTAGATATAAGGTGATGATGGGCTCATCCAAGAACCCCAAGCTGTAGTTTTACTTCTATGTGGTGATTGTTCTTCAAGGTCGACAATACCAAAAAAACCAAATCCAATTTCTTTCATGATTTGCCACATTTCAGAAACAAAGAAAATTCGTCCACCTTTTTTCTGTCTGTTGATTTCATAGGGGATGTTCAAAGCGATACGTCCATCATCTTTTAATACACGGTATACTTCAGTCAACCATTGTTTTGAAAATACTTTATAGTCCTCAAATTCGACATCGTCTTCATGGACATCATAATCAATTCCAACACCGTAAGGACAACTAGTGACAACTAAATCAATACACCCTTCTGGTAATGTCTTCATTACCTCAATACAATCTCCATTAATTATTCTTCCTGTTTCTATCATCTTAAAATATCATTTTTATTACTTCACTAATTAACATCCATGTCATCATTAACCAAAATAAAATTATACATCCCGCAATAATTCTATATCTTCTTTCTATGTTTTTTTTAATTTTCATACTAATTGTGCTATTATTTGTGCTAATTTATATCCCGTAAATGCTCCCGCCGCCGCTGAACCAGGTAATACAACAAATTTACCTAACATGGTTTCATATTTTTGTCTATTTACAATGTAAGAAATCAATACGTAATAAACAATATAGTTAATTAAAACCATAAAGTCCAGTTCTTTTGCCGCAAAAACTACTATTGAATTACCTAAAAATCCCCACATAAAATTTATAAGGGTTTCTCTTAATAATTCGTTTGGTGTTGTAAGGGCATCCCAAACATTTATTTCTTTATCAAGACCTGTTTTCTTTTTCAAGCGTTTCGATGTGGTGTTGAAGGTACCAAAGGGCTTTTCTGAGGTCTTCAAGTTCTTTGTCTTTTCTTTTTTTTCCTGCACGTGATATATATTTTACTGTATTTCCTAAACTAAATCCCAAATCCCAAGCATCAATGACTTTGATTGCTTCGTATGTGTTTTCTGAACCACCATAATGTTCTGGATGATTTACCTGTTCTTTATTTTCCATTCTATTTCCAAAATAATTGTATTATTAAAATTCCTATCGCCAAAATTAAACAAACTATGGTTTTAAGTGTTAGTGGTTCTTTAAAAATTAACCAACTTAACCATGTAAAAACAACCGCCCCAACACTAAACCCAATCAACCTTGAAGGCCACATTTGACCATTGTATGCGATTATCATATTTTTTACAGAATACATAAATAACATAGATATTGGTATACCCATCATTACTGTCAACCAATAATTATTTTTTATCCATTCATATTTCAAAGGTCCTTGAAGCTGAAAGAATGTTGATACTTGTGCTAAAAAACCAAAAAATATCCCTACTAATAATGCCCACCCATTAACCATTATTCCTCTTCTCGGTATTCTTTTAACAACTCATCATTTGTAAATGTTCCGTATTTACCACTAAGTCCGTCTACGTTTATTTTGGAGTTCATTTTCATAGTAATTTCCATTAATGTTTCCGTACTTTTAAGTGATTTTATAATTTCTAAAACAACTTTATATGAGTCAGCATTAGATGCCGGTCTTCTATCTTCAATATATCCTTTCCAATTTTCAGCAGTTGATTTTGGGATTCTAATTGATGCTCCTCTATCTCCAACTCCATAACTATATTTTTCAATTGATTGTGTTTCGTGTTTTCCTGTAAGTCTTAAATTATTTTCAGAACCATAATTTTTAATATGGTCATGATGTCTCGTGCCAAATGTATTGAAAATTGCTTGGAAATATTCTTGACCTCCCAATGTTCTCATTCTTTCATTTGAAAAGTTGGCGTGCATCCCTGAACCATTCCAATCACCTTTAATTGGTTTTGGGTGTAAAATTATTTCATAATTGTACTTTTCTGAAAGTCTATGTAAAAAATATCTTGTCATCCATAAATCATCAGCAGCCTTTAAACTTCCTTTAGAAAAAACTTGATATTCCCATTGTCCTAAAGCAACTTCAGCATTAATACCTGTTATTTCCATACCATACATTAAACATAACGCCATGTGTTCTTCTGCAAAATTCCTTCCAACGACATTATGTCCAACTCCACAATAATATTTTCCTTGAGGTTCTAAATGTGGAGTTTCGTGACCTAAGATATTATTTGTTTTTAAATTCTTAATAAAATATTCTTGTTCAAAACCAAACCACAAATCTTCTTGGTTTTCAACTTTTGACCTAATGTTTGATTCGTCAGGTGTACCGTCTGAATTTAATACTTCACATAACACATATACCCTGCTATTTTCTAAAGGAAAAGATTTTTGAGTATAATATCTTATAGGTTTTAATATTTTATCTGAATTTTCTGTGTTCGCTTGATTTGTTGATGACCCATCAAAACTCCATTCTGGAAATTTGAACTCATTTGCGTTTGTGTTAATTTCTTCAACTTTTACTTTACTTCTAAGGTTTGGTTCTGGAGTATAACCATCTAACCATACATATTCTAAAGTTACTTTCATTTATTTTTATTTATATATTCAATTATTGTTTTTTCATTTTCACCATCCTCAAATAATCTGTAAACTTCTTCAGAAAACTTATCCATAATAAAAAATGCATCTGCTTGGAGATATTCAATTATATGATGTTGATTTTTTAAAATTTGTTCTTTGTTTAGAAATCTTTTATTAAATCCCATTACTCTTTTTACTTTTTAAGTTTAACAAAAAAGCTCTCACTTGGTTTCCTAAATCTAAGTCATTGGGATACTTTTTGACCATACTTTTAATCTCTTTAATGATTTCTTTTTTTTTCATATCAATAGTATAGTTTATTAAATTGTTTTTGTCAAATTAACCTTATTTATAATTTTAGATTGTTGTATAAAGTTTAACAATTTTCTTTTGGTCAAAGGAATCAATGTATCATTAAATGGAAAATTATCGTCGTGATTTACTTTGAATAAAATAAGTTCTTTATAAACTTCTTCACTACTTAAATTTTTAATCAAAGTTTTTTTGTTTTCAAATAACTCCGAAGTAATTTCTTGGTTTTCAATTTCACATATTTTTTTAATGTGACATTTTACATCAGGAAAATCCTTTTTAATTTCTTTAATTACAAATTCGTATAAGTAATTTTTTTCTTTGTTTCTAATTATAAAAAGTCCTTGTTTGTTTTCAATTTTTTTTGGATTCTTTAATACAGTTAATGAAATACTATCATTAACCAACTCCCAAATTGCCTTTGCATGGTCAAAAAAGTTTTGTAATTTCTCTGATGAATATTTGCTTATTCTATATAATTCTAAGATTTCTTGACCAGTCATTGGTGGTATTTCTTGACTAACTAAATCTGATAATAAAATTTCTTCATCTTTTTCTTTTAATTTTTTTGTCAATGACAGATATTGACCTTTTTGTAATACTAAATTTATATTAGCCAAATGAAGTGACAACAATTGAAAATTTGGATAAAGTTTAAAATCGTTTAACTCTTTTTCAATTTTTTGTAAATACCCTAGTAAAATATATTGTTTGTGTTCAAAATCTATTGGCTCTTGAAATGCCCAATTTGTCTCCATGTATAAAAAATAAGAAAAATATTTTGTTCAGTAAATAAATTAATTGTATCTCATTACAATAAATGGCTCTCCATTTACATAAATTTCATCGTGGTCACCGTCATAACTACCTAAAATATCACCCCAAGAATCATTATCAATTATATAATCTATTACAGCCTCCGTATCAACATAATACAAAATTTCATTTTTATCAAATCCTTGGTCAGATAAAAATGAAACAAATTCATCTTCATTATCGTCAACATAAGATTCAATTGCCGATTCTATTTCGTCTTCGTTGTAATCACCTTCTGGATTTTCTTCAACGTCTTTAATTAATTGTGTTATATCATCAATTTCTTCTTGGATGTTATTTTCGGTTTCCTCATCTAAATCTTCATTATTTATTCTTTGTTCTAATTTTTCAATTTTTTGTTTGTATATATTTAAAATTTTTTCTTGTTGTTGTGTTAAATCTTTTTTAATTCCCCAGTTTTCGGGGTCATCATAAAATGATTCTGATATATAATCTCTTAAAAAACCTCTAACCGACTCATTATCTAAATGGTCTTCCCAAACCCAAGAAGAAAATGCTTCATATCCAAGTTCATCTATTCTTCCCTCGATTGAACGTCTAGCGGCACTTTCTATTTCATCTTCACTAAATACCATCCATTCTGTGTCTCTACTTTCTTCACCTAACCAAGTAAAAAAACCACCACCGTAATGTGTGTAATTTTCAGGATAAATAAAATATTTGTCCTCAAGAACTTCCTCCTCACTAACACCATCGTCATAATAAGACACTTTACCTTGATTTTCTAAATGTTCGTATAACGCCTCTGTTTGGTAGGATATTTTTTTTCCATTTTGAATATTCCAAGCGTTTTTCTTTCTTAGTTCATCTAAATAATTAAGTTTTTCTTGAAGTATTTTTTGTTGTCTTATATAATATCTTTTACTATTCCAGTCTCTAAAGTTTTTAGCCTTACTTTCATCAAAAACATCAACGTTACTATAACTAATATCTAAATTGCCTTCAATTTTAGAAAGTGAGTCAAGATTTTTAATTTCTTTGTCGTATTGTAAATCTAAATTACCGGTGATTATAATATCTTTATTTTTATAATATTTTTTTAGTAATGCAACATCGCTATTGAAATAGGGCAAATTTTCTTTAAAGTCTTCAGGTGAAATCCTTATAACATTTTCAATCTGCTCATAAATGACTCTTTTTATAATTTTTTCTAATGACATATGTTATAAATATATTACAAATTTAGTTTATGGCTTATATGAAAGTTTTAGTAATATTTAATTAGATATTTATACTATATGAATGCAGGAATATATAAAATAGGAAACTTAGTTGATGGTAAAACCTATATAGGTAGTTCTGTTAATGTTCATGCCAGAAAATACAAACATTTTTGGATGTTGCGTAATAATAAACACGACAATAGTCATTTACAAAATTCATATAACAAGTTTGGTGAAGAAAACTTTACATTCGAAATTTTAGAACTATGTAATTCAATAGAATTAATTCAGTTAGAAAATAAATATATTACAATTTTTAAATCAAACGAATCTAATTTTGGTTACAACTTAGCGACAGTTAATGAATTTAGAAGGAACACGTACAACGACGAAGTTAAAAATAAATTGTCAAAATATAATCAAAAAAAGAATGGTAATTTTGAAAGATTTGTTTTGATTAATATTTATAATAAAAATGAGTTTGTTTTTGACAATTTAGTTGATGGAGCAAACTATTTAATTGAAAATGGGTTTGCTAAAGGAAAACATAGAAATGTTAGAATGAAATTGTCAAATTCACTTAGAGGTAAGAAAGTAAATAATGGTTATAATGGTTCTATTAGAAAAACTTGTTATAAACATAAATTTAAAATAATAAACTAAATAAAAATAAAGATTATGTCAGGATGCGGATGTAAAAACAACCAAACACAAACTCAAACTCAAACACAGACTCAAACTCAAACACAGAGTCAACAAAACACACAGTCTGTTAAGAGTGCAGTTACAAAAATTGTTGAGAAGTATTACAACAAAAAATAATTACTATTTAACTAAATTTTTTTTTTACATAATATTGTAAAAATAAAAAGTTAAATATTAATAATGTCACAAATTGAAATTAATAATCTTTTAGATGGAAAAAGATTATGCAACACACTAGCAAATATTCTTGTAAACAAATTCGAAGAAGTAACTCCTGGATGTAAGACTGAATTAACGGTTTTTAATCACAGGAGTTTTTTCATTGTTAATGGTTTTACAACGGCCAAACAAACTGTTAATATTCTTGAAAGTTTTAGAAACTATTTAAGTGAATTTAAAGATAGTAGGTATGAAACGGTTAAGGTAATTGACATTATTAATTTTGTTGATGTATTAAAAACAAATCCTATCAATTTTAATTTTACTTTCGATAAATTATCAAAAAAAGTAGAAAAAAGTCTTTTGGAGTTTGTTGATAATTTTTTTGATAATGGTGTAAAAATTAATTTAAAATTTGACTACGATAATAAAATTATTCTTTTTAACTCTGATTCTGATAATAATGTTTTAAGTAATGTTTTAAGGTTAAACTATCCAAATTATAAATTAATTGAATTTAATTTTGAAAATTTAGAGTACCATTCTGAAAGAAAATATGGTTTATCTAATGGTATTGAGAAATACTATAGTTTTTTAGGTGATTATATTTCTAACCATATTTTTGCAAAATCATTATCAGACAATTTAAGTTTTTCGATTTACAGTGATGAATTATATAGCAACATTGATTCAGAAAATATAATTTTTAAAATTAACAATGATAATCATGTAGTTAAAACTGAATGGATGGAATCAATGATTTTAGATATATTTCCATTTGACGAAAAATCTTTATCTGATACTTTTGGAAATAAAAATATCGAAGAAAAAATAGAAGAGTTAGATTTATTAAACGAGATTATTTTATTCTGATACATAACTATTCGCTAAATTGAAGGCTTCTGTAATGTCTTGATAATCATCATCAGGAGCCAACAATTTAACGTCGCTATAGTTTTCGCCAAATTTATCTAATGTCATGAATATCATTGCTGGAACAAATTCATTTTTTTTTGCACTAACAAATTCTTCGTACTCGTCGGCATATTCAAAAATATCTCTATCGATAAATGCTACTTCATTATTTTGAAATAATTCTTTCAAATCTGTACAATGTGGACACCCTTTCATTGTAAATAAAACAATAACTTTCATATATTATCTATTGTAAAAAATTTATTTAAACCAACCAAAAGAATATCTATTCTTGATAAATCATCAGTCAGAATGTTTATTTTGTATGTTGATTCATTTTCAACTTTTTGGAAATAAATTAGTACTTGGTTTTTACTCCATCTAATAACTCCCTCTAAATAATAATGTTTTTGGTCAAATAACGAATTGGACCATATCACATAACTTTTTTCTATTAAAGTTGTTAATCCTTCAGAAGTTATATTTCTAGTTTTTACGGAGTTGGGTCTAATATCACTCTCAAATAAAGTATTGAAAGTATCGTATACATAAGAAGGTACAAACTCAATTTTATCCATACTTAATAAAATAAATATATTATTAAGGAAGTAAATCTTCTACAAAGTCTAAATGTAAATAATCTTGATGGTATAAAATATCATTTTGCCAATTCTGTAGTTCAGGTGTGTATGTGTC